GGGCTGGCCGAGCGAGCCCGTGGTCTCCAGGCGCTCGCCGAACAGGAACGAGAACTCCATGTCGATCGCCTGGTTTTCCAGCGCCTCGATCTGCGCCGAGACGATCGCATCCTCGGTGCGGAGTCGGGTCTTCTTGGCCGTGCGCGTGATCGCCAAGGGCGTGCGGAAGATTTGCGTGTAGTTGAACTGCTTGGTGGGATCGGTCGAGACCGGCGTGCCGATCGGCGCGCCTTCCTCGTTCGCGTTGCCGATGACGCGCAGCGTGCTGTCGGCCGGGAGCGTCGTGGCCGCGGTCTCGCCGAATCCGCGCTGGACCGTGACCGATGTCCCGATGGTCTGGTCCGCGGTCACCAGCATCTTCTCGCCGGTGCCCCCGGTGCCCGTCGACATCAGGATGTAGTTCTTGCGGAGCAGTTTGCCGGGATCGCCCACCGCGCCCGCAGCCGCGGAGACCGCGAGCGTCGTCACGCCCGGCGCCCCGCCCGCGGTGAAGACCTCGCGCGTGCCGAGATTCTTCTCCCACCAGTTGAACTCGGGGTCGGAGGTTTGCTCGGCTTCCATGAGCGCGGAGAGCGCGGTCAGGACCGCGCCCCCGTTGGGATACAAGCGCAGCACGCCCTCCCGCCAGTTCTTCGGGCGGGCATCGGGCAGATAACTACTCGTTCCGCGTAGACCTTGAAATGGCGGCACCCTGTTGTCTCCTCATCGTCTGGGGATTCCCGTCGGGCGAGCGGGCGGGCTTACCTCATCGGGGCCCGAACACCCGCGCCAGATACTTGTCCTGGCCGGTGAGTGTCGGCTCATCCGATCGCGAGGACGGGGACTCCGAGAAGGGTGCCGCCACTCTGGCGGATCTCGGGGCCGGCGTCGGGGCGGCCGGACGAGCAGGGACCGCGGCCGGCGCGGGGGCGGGCGGCGCTCCGTCACTGAGACGCAGCGTCGCGCGGGCCACCCGTGCCGTTTCCGCGAACCAGTCGCGCATGAACTGCGGCGTGCCATAGTCCGAGCGTGTGGCCCGCATCGCGCGTTCCGCGTCCAGCGCCACTTGGCGCAGGAGGGACTCCGGTGCGGACTTCACGTCGGGGTACTGCGTGTAGAAGGCCTGGCGCAGCGTCTCTAGCTCCGCGGCCTGCGACGCGCGCGCATCGTATTCCGAGAGGGCCACATCCGCGTACGCGCGCCGCGAGGCCGCGTCCTGCTGGCTGGCCCACGCGACCGCGCGCACCAGGCGCAGCGTGTCGCCCTGCGGATCGCCCACCGCGAGCAGTTGCAGTTCGTTGTTCACCGCGGCGAGGGCTTCCGACAGTTCGGTCGGACGCGGCGCGGCGCCCCGTGCGGCCGGATCGGGCGCGGTCTCGCGCTCGCGCCACGTGGCCTGGAGGAGACGCTCCAGCCGGGCCGCGGCATCGGCCTCGCGCTGGCGCTCGGTCTCGGCCCGCTGGCGCGCGCTCTCGGCTTCGCTGAACGCGGTCTCCAATGCCTCCGGGGATTCGAACCGGCCGGCCCACTTCTTCGGGCCCGGCGCGGCCGGCTCGGCGGCGATCGGGGCCGGCGCTCGGGGCTCGCGACGCGGCGCACGGGGCGTCTCGGGCTTCTCGTCGGGCTCGGGCGGGACACTGACCTGCTCGCGCATCCGGTCCCACATCGAGACCTCGGGGATCGTGCGCTCGTCGGGCGCGCCCTCCGGGGCTGACGAGACCGGGGCCTCGGGTGCCGCCGGGGCGACGGGTTCGGGCGCGGGGGCGGGGGCAGACTCAGGCGCTGGGGTCGGTTGGGTGGCTTCGTCGGCCATAGCCTTCGGTCTCCTGCTGCGCGTTCAACATCGCGTCCCGGTCTTCCAGGGCTTTTCGGAGCGCGGTCGGACGATACCGCAGCCACTCGATCGCGTCCAGTTCGGCGCGCAGCGCCTCGGTCTCCAGCGCGCCCAGGCCGCGCGCGCGGAGCGCCGTCAGCACGTGCGCGGCATGGTCGGCCAGCACGCGATCCAGCACGGCCCACTCCGGGTACTGCGCGAGACGCTCCAGCGCGCTCGCATCACTCACGAGCTTCTCGGCCCGCGCGCGCTCCTCTTCTTCCGCGCGCTCGCGCTCGATGATGCGCTGCACGGCCGGGTCGAGCGTGAGATCGCGCATCGGGTTCACGCCGGTACCAGGTTCCCGTTCTGGGCCTGCTGCATCACGTCCTCGTCGGGTAGCACGCGCGGCCGGATCGGCCCCTGCGGCGTCGGCATCCCCGGCGGCGTCCCGCCCCCCGCGCCCGGCATCCCCACCGACGGCGCGCCCGGTATCGGCACCGTGCCCTCGGCCATCGGCATCTCGCGCACGTAGTCGTCGATGTTCTTGATGCCCGCCATCTGCGCCATCGGTTCGAAGAGTTTTACCAGGTCGAACCGTTGCCGCAGTTCCGGTTCTTTCGCGACGGCCATGAAGATCTCGCGCATCGCGATCAGCATCTTCTCGTCCTGGCGCACCACCATGTCCGGTTGGCTGTACGTGAACTGACCCTGCACCTCGTCGGGGCCCACGCGGAGGAAGCGCGTGTCGGCCATCAGGCCGAGCGCGCGCGGGTACGTGCCCAGCACCTGAATCCACCGGTCCTCGGACATGAATTGCTGAATGTTGGAGATGCGCTGGTGCGTGACGCGCGTCATGCCCTGGAGCCACGCCATCTGCGCTTCCAACTTCAGGCGCCCCTGCGCCGCGGACACGGCCATCTGCTGCTCGCCCAGCGTGCGGTCGCCGGCCATCAAAATGCCCTGGAGGTTTTCGGGCGCCGCTGCAACCCTTTGGATCATGTTGATGACCGAGTCCATGTCCTGGAAGTGCGACTTCGTCACGTCCACCACCGGGAACTGCTTGAGCGCGGCCTCCATCACGCCCGGCTTGCCCCACGCCTCGCGGCGCAGGCGCGCGAAGAGCCCCGGCTGGGGCTGGAGGAGATCCGCGATCTCGACGAGCGAGGGATCGACCAGGAACTGGTTGTTGAGCGTCTTCCGCACGTTCGCCGCGTGCGAGTTCCAGAGCCAGGACAGGTAGTCCTGCAGATCCTCGATGTGTTCGACGACGCCCGGCGTGGAGTACACGTGCTGATCGGGCGTGAGTTCGATCACCGCGGCCGGCAGTTCGTCGTGGTCGTACTCGTACGGCTTGGCGCGGATGATCACCGCGTCGTTCGCGACGACGACCACGTACTTCTGGGGCGACGATTCGCCCGAGAGTTCGTACGTCTTCGGCACGATCCGCATGACAAAAACGTCGACGTCGACGGTCCCGCCGTCCTGGCCCTGCGCGGAGTCGACGCCGACTGACGAGAGCCAGGCGCCCAGCGCGGGCCCGCTCGACGCCTGCGCGGGCTGGCCCGATGAGCCGATCGTGCGGCCAAAGGTGTCGTTCGCGAACCCGCTCCGCGACGCGCGCCGGCCTTTGGGGATCTCGGACACGTTCGCGTACTGCCCATCCTTCTCCATCAGGAGGAGTTCGTTGTAGTGGCGCTGGACGCGGTAGCCCACGTACTCGCCCTTGTGGGCCTTGCCGATCGGCACGCGCGGGTCCGGGAAGAACGTGAAGGGATCGACCGGCTCCAGGCGATTGCCCTCGTACCGGATGCGGTCCTTCCACGTCTTCTTCGTCCCCACCGGGAGCGAGAGCCCCAGGATGGGGAGCGTGATGGTCTGCGGCTCTTCCACGTACTGGCGCGTGGCGTCGCGCACCCAGTTCGTCCAGAGGATGCCCACGCCGTACCGGCGCCGATCGAGCAGCCACTGGTACAGCGAGAGGGCCATCTTATCGCCGGCCCACTCATGCTGCAGCACCTGCTCCATCACCTTGGCCGGCTTCACGTCCTCGGGCGAGACGCCGTCGAGCGGGACGACCGGCGTGCGCTGCGTGAAGGCCGTCATCTCCCACGCCAACTGGGTCTGCACGATCGCGAACGAGAGCGGCACCACGATGTCGCGCGCCCACGGGTACAGACGCTTCCCGTCCTTGTCGGTCTGACTCGGATCGACATAATGCCGGTAGATCCGGTCGGCGGCCTTCCACGAGGGATGGAGCCGGCTCATCGCCTGCTCGGACGCCTGCCGACGCGACCGCACCAGGGCGAGCAGCCGGCCGTGGCCGGTCGACGACACCGCGGGCGCGGCCAGGGTCGAGCGCGCGGCCCAGGTTACCGCCACCGCGCGTCCCCGTTCCGGTGCGAGGGATAGCTCGCCACCGCGTGCGCGAACTCCAGCGGCTCCAGACTCGGCCGCATCATGTCGACCCCGGAGAGACTCGCGGCGTCCAACATCGCCACCCCGTACGTGAGCCCGTCCGCGAGATGCGACGCCCAGTTCTTTTCGGGCAGATCGTGATAGCGCGCCTGCGGCCCCGGCAGTTGCTTGTAGTGGTACGCCGAGCGCAACGCGTCCTTCAGCCGCGGACAGCCGGGATCGATCAGGAACGCGCCGGGGGGATCGCCGGGCGCCGCGTTCGGCATCATGCCCATCAGCGCGCGGCGCAGGGGCTCATGGCGCTCGGTGATCGTCCGCGGGCCCGCGCGCAGATGGATGCCGCACGCGCGGCGCAAAATGTCCGCGCAGGACTGCGTGTCGTTCGCGCGGCGATCAAAGGCCGCCGGATCGGCGAAGTCGACGATCTCGGTCGCGCCGGGGAACTCTTCCGCGGTCTTCGCGAGGACGGCTTGGCCCGCGGCCTCGATCGAGCCGTCACTCAAGAACTCCGCGAGCGCGTGGATGCGTGCGAGCCCGTCGTACTCCTGGCCGTGATGGCCCAAGGCCTTCAGATGCACGCGCTGGAGCCAGACGACGCCCACCGGCCCCGGAATGTCCCACCCGCGGACCAGCACGCGGTTCGGTGCGTACGCGAGCGCGCGCGTCGCGGCGTGGTACCGGTCCTGGTACTCGGGGAACACGGGCTTGCCCGCGTAGGCCCCGAAATCCATGCCGTACTCGCGCAGGAACTCGTAGGGGGGCATCGTCGCGCGCTGCGCGTCCCACCACGCCTGCGAGTCCTTCGCGGGATCGCTCTGGACGCCGACCGCCATCACGCGCGCGCCGGCCGCGACGTCCCACTGCCACACGCCGCGCGTGATCTCCACCGCATCCGGCGGCACGATCGCCGGCACGTGCGTGACGCGGTCGCTCACCGGCTGAACACCTTCCGCGCCATCGAGGGCTCTTCGTCAGGCGGGGCCTCGTGCGCCTGCCGCACGGCATTGGCGATGATCGCGGCCCCGGCGCCGCCGGCCATGAGGAGCTTCGTCGCGAGTTCGGCTTGCCCGTCCTCGTTCAGCCGCGTCCAGCCGGGGATCTTCGCGAACTCGTCGGGGCGCCGACGAATCGCGTTCACGATCATGTCGGCCATCGAGACCTCTTCGGTGGGCCCGCGCTGCCCGCGCTTGCCGTACCACTGGCCGGCCTGGAACTGCCCGGCCTCGATGCCCATCGCTTTCGCGCGCTCGCGGCCCTCATGCGTCGACAGCATCCGCCGCACGTCGGTCTCCAGGTCGCGGCCCGTCGTCGGCCGCATCACGCCCTTCTTCGGGTCCAGGCGTTCCGGCAACGTGGCCGCGTACGGCCCGTAGTGGATGTCCCACATGTGCCGGTCCATCACGTACGCGGACGGGTCGCGCACCAACGGGTACTTGTTCGGATCGCCCCCCATCGCGAACCCGTAGGGCGTGATCTTCGGACCGGAGGGCGACCCGCCCTGGCGGATCGATTCGAACTGCGCCAGCATCGCGTTCCGCAGTTTCGCGTCCACCGCATAGGCCTTGCCCGTCTTCGGATCTTTCGCGACCTCGAAAATGTCGTGGCCGAGTGGCAAGCCCAGCTTCTCGCGCCGTAGCGCCTCCAGCCCGAGTTCGGCCTGCGCGCGCGGCTCGGACCCGAGCGCGCCTGACGTCTGGTACTTCATCGCCTGCTGCACGTCGCGCGGATCTTGAAGGCGCCGTTCGAACACGGGGGGGATGTCGTGGTAGAAGTTCTGGCCGTACTTGCCCTGCTCGTAGAGTTTCTCGCTCTGACTGAAATCAGGCCGCACCGTGCCGGGCTTCTTCAGGATGTCCTCGATCAGTTGCTGCTCCTCGGGTGTGAACTCCCCCGGATGCAGCGTGGCGCGGCCGGCGCTCGGTCGGAGCCCTGACTTCGGTTTCACAGCAGCTTCGGCGGCCGCGAGCGAGGCCTTCGTCGCCTCGGTCTCGGCCTTCCCGCTCTTCGTCCCGTAGCCCAGCCGGCTCTTGCCGGCCTCCAGGATCGGCTCCCGCACGTACCCGAGCTTCGCCAGTTCGCGCACCAGCGGGCCCACGCCCTGCGTCGCGGCCTTGCCCACGTTCCACAGCGCCTTGCCGCCGCCGGCCACGAGCGGTTCCACCGGGCCGGTCATGCGCTCCATCGCCGGATCGGCGCCGGCCTCCGAGCGGAGCGCCGCGCGCTGCGTCGCCGTGATCGTCGGTTGATCGCCCCGCACCAGGTCGGCCGCGCTCGGCCCCGGATACGCGGGGCGCGGCACGTCCTGCGTGTACATCGAGGGCGCGCGGAGATCGAACGGCGCGCGCGGCGGGGGTGCCGGCGGCCTCGGCGTCGGCTCCGCGTCGGGCGGCTGCACCCCCTGCGTGTCCCGCAACCACGCCGCGATCAGGGGCACCAGGCCGGCCTGACTCACGGGGCGATCCCCGTCTCGCGCCAGGCCATCCCGTCGAAGGCCCACCAGTAATTCTGGTCGAACTGCTTGCCCTGCGCGAGGTACGCACTCGCCTGGCCGAGCAGGAGTTCGTCGAAGCGATCGCGGTGCAGCGCGTCCCCCGTCATCGCCCAGAGCCAGGCATACAAGGGCGCGATGATCATGTTGAGGTCGGGCGCGCCCGTCGTACTCAGCCCACCCTCGGAGGCGCAGTCCGGGTTCAACTGGTAGAGCATCGCGTGGGTCGGCGGATCGTACGCCGCGACCCAGAGCCAGTCGCCGAGCCCCAGCACCGCGGGCAGACAGCGCGGGTCGTCGGTCTCTTCCCAGTCCGCGATGAGCGCCTGGCACGTGATCGCGGCCATGAAGGGCGACACCTGCCACTCGCCCCACGAGGCCGTGTCGTACCACTGATCGAAGTACGCGTACGACTGCGTCACGTAGCGCGCGCGGATCTCGCGCTTCGCCTGGCCCAGGCGCTCCGCGTTGATGTACGCGAGGAGGGCGTACGCGACCTCGCGGCTCTTGCTGTGGTGCGTGACGTAATTCGGGTCGGTCCAGTCGCTCGCGTACATCGCCTCGTTCGACAGCAGGATCGCGGCGGTTTTTGACGCCTCGTCGCCCGTGCGCTCAAAGTCCATCCGCAGGCCGGTCGTGAAGTTCTGATAGCCGGGCACCGCGCCGTTGTTCGGCAGCACGTACCCGTCGCGGTACACGTGGAGGGCGTCCTTCGCGTACGCGCCCCACGGCTCGGCGACCTCGACATAGTCCGCGATCTGGTACATCACGCGGGCCATGTCGTAGTACACGTGGTTCAGGAGATCGTCGATCGTTTTGGGCGGCGGCTGCGTGAGGTAGTCCCCGTGGAGAATCCCCCACTCGACCATCCCGTTCTCCCAGACGGTCTTGTCGGGGCCGTTCCCATCGGGCGGGGGCTCCGGGGTCGCGTCCGCCCAGACGGGGAACGGGAACGGTTCGTCCACGGGGCCCGGCTCACCCGCCACAACGAAAGGGCGCCGGATCGTGCCCTCCCGCACCGAGCCGTCGAGGTTGGAGGCCGAGACCGTCTCGACGTAGTCGCCCGGCGGGAGCGTGAACACCTGCGACGTCGTGCGGAGGGGCACCACGTTCGCCGCGACGTACGTCCCGTCGGGGCGCTCGATCTGCACCCAGTAGTGCGTGAGGTCGCGCGACACCGGCACGCGGGACGCGGTGTCCCACGTGACGGTGTGCGTGGAGGTCGGGGTCGTCACCGACGGCGCCGCGCCAGCACCCCCAGCCCCGCGAGGCCCGTGCCCAGCAGCAGCAGCGTCGCCGGTTCCGGCACCGCGTTGATCAGGTCGGCCTGGTTCGGCACCGCGCTGAACGCGCCGTCGGCCCCCGGTGTGAACGTGCCGAGCGCGATCTCGGTGTTCGCAAAGACCCAGTCATCCGGCTGGAACCCGTAGTAACCCGCGAGCGTCGCGTTCTTGGTGTCGATGCCGATCGAGAGGAAGAGCGCGCTCGTCCCGGCCGCGGCGAGGCCCGGCGTGTTCGGCGTGCCCGTGAACGAGCCCGTGAGCAGGGTCGCATCGTCGAGGCCGAGCGCCGGCACGTCGCCGGTCAGCACAAACGAGCCGCCGCCTTGCCACGTCCACTGCGGCGGGCCTTCTTGCGTGTTCGCGCCGGTCGTGAAGTTGAGGAAACAGTCGGTGCAGGCCAGGACCACGCCCGCGTTCAAGGGCGAGTCAACGCCCACCAGGTCGACGAACTGGATGTTCGTCCCCACCGCGGGCCCGCCGGCCCCGTCATACGTGAGCGTGCCGCCGGCCCCACCGGGCGTCGTGTCGAACACGATCGAGGGCAGCGCGACGGCCAGGTTCGGGAAGAGCGCGCAGAGCGCGAGGAGCAGCCACTTCTTCATCGAGGTGCCCTCCAGGGCGTGCGGAGTGTTAGCGACGCTTGCGGCCGGGCGGATTCTTCGGCGCCGGCAGTTCCGGCGCCCCGCCCGCGCGCGCGCCAAAGAACCCCTTCTGCTTCGGCGTGAGCGGGTTGCCCCGCACCTCGCCGTCCTTCAGGATCGTCTTCGCCTTCTCGGGACTCACCTTGCTGCCGCGGGTGGCACGCGCGGGAAACGGCATCAGGGGCCTCCTGGCGTTCCGGTCGTGAGTTGCCGGGCCGGCCCCGCGCGCACCACGCGCACGATCACCCAACCCCGCGGCGTCTGGGTCCAGGCCGCACGCGCGGGACGACGCCCCATCAGGCGACGGCGTCGACGCGCGCGAGACTCCGACGCGGGCACGTGGCCGGGACGCGCCACGAGGGCCGCGGGATCGCGCCCGGTGATCCGCGTGACCGCGTCGGAGACCGTCATGCTTCGGAGAGCGAGAGCTTCACCCGGCCCACCTGGAGCGTGCCGGCCGGGACGGTGGACACGTGGAGTTCGAACGAGCCCGAGTGCGGCGCCAGGAGCTTCACCCGCATCGTGGAGCGGGCGCCGCCCAGCGTGAGGGGCTCGGCTGTGTCGGGATACGAATGCGAGCCCGGCATGTTCGTCGTCGTGCCCGGCACCGCGGCGTACTCGATCGGCACGATGTCGTCAGGCCCGAGCAGGGAGACCTCGCCCTCGCGCGGCTCGGCCCCTTCGCGCGCGGCCGGCGCCTCGCCCTCGCGCACGGCGACCGCGGTGCGCCCCGGTCCACGCGAGCCCACCATGCCCGATCGCGCGCGCGGCCCCGCCGGCGCGCCTTCGGCGTGCGGCTCGCCCGGTGCGCGCTCATGCGGCGCGGCGTGCGCGGCTCCGTTCTCGGTCTCGATCGACTCGATCTCGGCGAACACGGTCACCATGGTCTCAGTCCTCTTCCGGCGTCGGCCGGGGTCGCGGTCGTGGCGGCGTCGTCGGCGGTCGCGGCTTCGGTTTCGGTTGTGCCCTCATGCCCACCCTCCGGGTTCCCCCCGGCTTCCTGCGACGCGGTTAGCCAAAGAACGTCCCACTCACCATCTCATGCCACGTGCCGGGATACGCGCTCGACACGATGGTCAGCCGGCCGCCGCCCTCGATGGTGGGCTTCATCGCCGAGTACGCGAGTCGCGGCCATTGCCATGTTCCAAACTCGTCGGCGAGGATCGCGGTCGCGGTGTACTGCCGCAGTTGGTCCGCACCTTCGGCGACACCGACGAGCTTCGCGTCGGTCTCGACGAGCGTGAGCGTCGGCGGATCGGCGCCGTCCGCGACGGCGCGATGCCCGCCGGCCCACGGGGGCAAGCGCGCAAGGATGCCGCGCGCGCGCTCGATCAGTTCCGCGCTCTTCTCCTGCTTCGACGACACGATGAAGATGCGCGCGTGCGGGCGCGAGAGCGCGAGCCGCAGATGGAGCGCGACACAGAGCCAGGACATCCGCATCCGGCGCGCCTTCGGCAGGAGCAAGAGCGGCGGTTCGCCGGTTTCGAACTGGCGCGCGATCAACTTGAGGCCCGTGAGTTCCTGCGTGGCGTGGCCGCAGCACGCCTCGGGGACGAGCCCGCCGTGATAGCGCGCGCACGTGCCGCACGCGTGCGTGGGGAATGGCTTCACGGGCTGTGTCGCATCCACTTCGTCGACGGTGGTCACGGCAGTCGCGAGCCAGGTCCACGGGTCGGCGGCGCACGCGCGCTCGCGGCGCACGTAGTCGAGATCGGCCTCGATGGTGTCGTCGAGGCCGGCGAGTTCAGGCGGGAGGAGACTCCGCGGGCTGAGAATCGACGACGCGCTCGGCATGGGGCTCACTTGGGGACTCGACTACCACGGGTGGGGGCGCAGCGTCAATGCGGGCGCGGGCGCGCGCGAGCAGCGCGGCCATCATCGCGCGCTCGTCATCGGTCATCGCGTGCAGCACAGCGCGGCGCTCTTCGGGCGCGAGCGTGTCGTCCTCGATGGTCAGGAACTCTTTCGCTTTGCCCCAGCCGCGGTCGGCCAACCACTGCGCGGCCATCAGGCGTTC